ACTTCCCCAACGTGGCGCGCTGGTTCGACGCCATCAGCCAGCGCCCGGCGACCGCACGCGCCTACGCCCTGGGCCCGCAGGTCAATCCCGCCCTGGGCGAACCGCTGACCGAGGAACAGCGCCGGCATATGTTCGGCCCGCGGTAAACCTTCCGCGCGGTGGAAGCCGCTTGCTCGGTGGGAGAACGGTCTGTCAGTTCAAGCCTCGGCCTCCTTGTAGAGCGGAGCTTGCTCCGCTGCTTTTCTGCCGGATCATGGGAAAGCCCCAGCGGAGCAAGCTCCGCTCTACAGAGGGGAGCCGCCAAGCAAGCGCATGTGGCATCGACGATCATGTCCACATGAAGCCCGCTCCTCCCCTCGTTCCCAGGCCACTCACCCTCGACGCCATCACCGGCGATGCGCCGCTGAGCGGCCCGAGCCTGCTCAAGCCCACCCTGTCGCCCGACGGCGCGCGCGTGGCCTATCTGCGCGGCCGCGACGGCGCGCGGCACCGGCTGGACCTGTGGTGCTACGAGGTCGCGGCCGGCGAACACCGGCTGCTGGTCGATGCCGACCACGTGCTGCCGCCAGGCGGGGAACGGCTCAGCGCCGAGGAAGCCGCGCGCCGCGAGCGCCAGCGCATCGCCGCCTACAGCGGCATCGTCGACTACCAGTTCTCGCAGGACGGCGCGCGGCTGCTCTTCCCGCTGGGCGGCGCGCTCTATCTCTACGACCTGCGCGCCGCGCCCGCGCAGGCGGTGCGGACGCTGACGCACGCCGAGGAGGGCTTCGCCACCGATGCGCGCTTCTCGCCGCGCGATGGCTTCGTCGGCTTCATCCGCGGACGCGACCTGTGGGTGGTGGACCTGGCCGACGGCGCGCAGCACCGGCTGACCCACGACGGCGATGCGGTCATCGGCAACGGCGTGGCCGAGTTCGTCGCCGACGAGGAGATGGGGCGCCACACCGGCTACTGGTGGGCGCCGGACGACAGCGCCCTGGCGTTCGCGCGCATCGACGAATCGCCGGTGCCGCTCAAGCAGCGCAGCGAGATCCACGCCGACCGCACCGTGGTGGTCGAGCAGCGTTATCCGGCCGCCGGCGAGCCCAATGTGCGGGTGAGGCTGGGCGTGATCGCGCCCCGCGCGGGCGCGGCCCCGCGCTGGATCGACCTGGGCGACGAGGCGGACCTGTATCTGGCGCGGGTGAGCTGGCGCGACGCGCAGCGCCTGACCTTCCAGCGCCAGTCGCGCGACCAGCAGCGCCTGGACCTGATCGAGCACGATCTGCGCACCGACGCGCAGCGCACCCTGATCACCGAGACCTCGCCGACCTGGGTGCCGCTGCACGAGGCGCTGCACTTCCTCGCCGACGGGCGCTTCGTATGGGCGTCCGAACGCAGCGGCTTCCTGCATCTGTCGCTGCACGAGGAGGACGGCAGGCTGCGCACGCCGCTGACCGCGGGCGCTTGGCCGGTCGACGCGCTGCTCGCCGTCGATGCGGCGCGCGAACAGGTTTACTTCAGCGCCGGCATGCGCGGCGGCGAGGCGGCGCCGACGCAGGCCCATGCGTTCGCCGTGTCCTTCGACGGCGGCGCGCCGCGGGCGCTGACGCGGGAGGCGGGCGTGCATGCGGTGCGCTTCGCGCGCGATGCCAGCGTGTTCGTCGATCACTGGTCCAGCCCGTCGGTGCCACCGCAGCTGGTCCTGCATCGCGCCGACGGCACGCCGCTGGCCGCGCTGCTGGCCAACGACCTCGACGATCCCCGCCATCCGTATGCGCCCTACCGCGCCGCGCATCGCCCGCCGCGGTTCGGCACCTGCCTGGCCGCCGACGGCGTCACGCCGCTGCATACCTTCCTGCTCCTGCCGCCCGGCTTCGACCCGGCGCGGCGCCATCCGGCGATCGTGCACGTTTATGGCGGCCCGGCCGCGCAGACGGTGACCGAGAGCTGGCCCACGCGCGGCGATGCCTGGCTGGACCAGGTCCTGGCCCAGCGCGGCTATGTGGTCTTCAGCGTGGACAACCGCGGCACGCCGCGGCGCGGGCGCGCGTTCGGCGGGGCGCTGTACGGGCGGCAGGGGACGGTCGAGGTGGACGACCAGTGCGCGGCGGTGGACTGGCTGCGCGCGCAGCCCTGGGTCGATCCGGCGCGCATCGGCGTGTACGGCTGGTCCAACGGCGGCTACCTGACGCTGATGCTGCTGGCGCGCGCGCCGCAGCGGTTCGCCTGCGGCGTGGCCGGCGCCCCGGTGGTCGACTGGGCGCTGTACGACACCCATTACACCGAGCGCTACATGGGCCATCCGCGCGACAACGCCGAGGGCTACGCCCAGGCCAGCGTGCTGACCCATGTGGCGGGCATCGCCCCGGGCGCGCTGTTGCTGCTGCACGGCATGGCCGACGACAACGTGCTGTTCTCCAACGCCACCGCCCTGATGAGCGCCTTGCAGGCGCGCGGCACCGCCTTCGAACTGATGGCCTTCCCCGGCGCCCGGCACGGCCTGCTCGGACACGACGCGCGGTTCCGCTACCGGATGATGGAAGACTTCTTCGCGCGCAAGCTGGGCGTTGGCAGCGCAGGCTGACCGCCTCAGCCCACCGCTCCGCCCCCTCCCTTTCGCCGTAGGCGAAGGGGAGCTCGAAGTCGCGGCTAGCGACTGAGGGGGCGGGGTGCTTTTGCTCTTGCTTCGGCGGCTTGCCCGGGTGTAGCGGCGCGCGATAAATCGGCGCCCCGGGTGAGATAAATGGGCGCGCCAGGGAGTTGCGCCAAGCGTAACGAAATTGCAGAGAGTGCAAGCCTACCAGTCGGGGAAGAGGCGGCCCGGTTCGTTCAGAAAAGCAGCTCGTCATCGGCCGCCGCCACGCCGGTGAAACCTGCCCGCTCGCCGGCCAGGAAGTCCTGCACCGGCCACCACAGATGCTCCATCGACGTCCGCCGCGAGCGCTTGTCCCGCGGCGGCTTGTACTGCCGGGCGGCGAACCACCGCTCCATCATCCGCCTAGCCAGCCGCTGGGTTGGCAGCCAGCCGGCGTGACGATGGCCGCGCCAGTCCGCGCGCCAGTTGCCCTCCCGATCGACCCATCCGCAGGGCAGCCCGTCCCAAGTCAGCACCGCGCACCTGGGCGACCCGGTCCAGTAGAAGCGTTGATCTAGCGGGGGGAGTGCCACGCCGGGCTCCGGTGCCGAGGGCCGCCCAGCCTGCCCCGGCCTGGTCTCACGGCCCGTGACGGCCCGCCCGCCTACCAGTTCAGAACCGCGATCTCGCCGCGCTGCTGGGCCTTGGAGGCTGCTGAGCGGCCGATGCTGTAGCGGGTGGTCAGCCGCTTGATCCGGAAGCCGGCGAACGCCTGCCGCATGTCCGGATGGTCGTTGACCGTCAGCAGGCACCGCCCGCGCATCGCTCGCATGGTGTCGGCGAGCGCGGAGTACTGCTCGAGGCCGAACTCAACGCCATAGCCAGCGGTCTGCCAGTACGGCGGATCGGCGAAGAAGAAGGCGTCGGGCCCGTCGTACCGGGCCATGCACTCGCGCCACGGCAGGCGCTCGATCGTGACCCTGGCCAACCGCAGGTGCGCAGCGCTCAGATCTTCTTCGAGCCGCAGCAGATTGATGCGCGCCGGGCCCTGGCGATCGACGCCGAACGTCTGGCCAGCCACGCGGCCGCCGAACGCCAGCTTCTGGAGGTACAGGAACCGCGCCGCCCGCTGCACGTCGGTGAGGGTCTCGGCTGGCGTGGCCAGCAGCCGCTGGAACTCTTCGCGGGCTGTGAGCTGCCAGCGGAACTGGCGCACCAGCTCGTCGAGGTGATGCTTCACGATGCGGTACAGGTTGACCAGCTCGCCGTTGATGTCATTGAGCACCTCGGCCTTGGCCGGCTCGGGCCGCAGGAAAAGCATGGCCGCGGCGCCGGCGAAGGGCTCGCAGTAGGTCTTGTGCGTGCTGTCAAAGAGCGGGAGGAGCTGGCCGGCCAGGCGGCTCTTTCCGCCTGGCCAGGGAATCAGGGTTTGCGATTTCAAGGGTCTCAGCCTGTGGGAATGGCGGCCTGCAGACTGGTCTGGCTCTCGCGGGAGCGCAGGGTCCTCGGCCAATGCCACGCGGCTGATCGCGTGTGTTGCGGCGGCGGGTCGATGCTTGCCGGCATCGCCCCGTCGCCCTGTTCTATTGCTGCTGCGGCCAGCCGTAATCCTCGGCCCGCGGCAGCAGGTCAAGCACCTGCGCGACGGTGGTCACACCGGCCGGCGGGGAGGCGAGCAGCTCGTAGCCGCGCGTGTACACAGCGTCGCGCCAGTCGCTCGCCGCGCGTGCTTCAGCGGCGAAGGTGTCGTTGCTGCTGCCGATATAGCTCACGCAGGACACGATGCTGTCGTAGCCGCGCGCCTGGACGGTCTCGTCCAGGAGCCTGGTGATCGCGGTCTTGGCCTGCTGTTCCAGCGTCAGGCCGGTGTCGATCGCCGGCTCCGGCGTGTTGCCAGCCGCGCACCACTCTTCGTACTCGTCCCACCAGCGGTGGCCGCGCGGGATCGTGGCGCCATCCTCAAGTCGGACCACCGCGTCCGGGTCTTCGGTCAATCGATACATGGCTATAGCTCCGCGTCAGCCGCCCAATGCCCAGTCACGATTCGGCTCACGCCGTTTGAGATGCCGGCGCCGGCAAGGGTCACGGCGGCGGTGAATCCTGTTTCGTTCACGCGGTGGGCAGTGGTCGGGTTCGATGCCGCGTACTGCCATGCGCTGCCGTCGTAGAGAGCCCAAGTCCCGTTGACGGGAGATGATCCGTCCGTCGTGCTGTAGAAGGACATCGCCGGTGTGATCCGCTTTCTCACCTTGAACATCACAGCGGAGTCCACGGTCTGGGAGTTCCATCCGACCGCCGGGTAGATCAGCGGCGCAGTGGTCTGATTCGCTGGCGTGACATCCTGTGCGAAGCTCTTCTCGTAATAGCGCTGGCAAAGCGCCAGCTCGAGCTCCTGGGGGCGGAACTCAAAGCCGCTCATCACGGTTCCGGCTTCCACTTGCAATCCTGTGAAATTGAATGTGCCGCTCTGGATTCCGATTCCGCCTGAATTAGCGTTGTAATTGCTGCCGGCAGACAGGTAGAACACAACCTGCAAGCGGCTGGTGGTGCTGTCAAACGATGTCGTCACCAGTGGAAGATCGAAAACGAGTGTGAACCACGTCGGTGTCGTCGTGAGAGAGACCACCTGAGGCGTGAGATAATTGAACGATCCGCCGCCGAAGCCTTGGTAAAGCTGCACGCCCACATTTTTCGGCGCGTCTGCCCACATCAAGAAGCTCACCGCAGCCTTCCCGCCGGAGAGGGTCTTCACCCCTTCAATAGGATAAGAAACGACCTGCTGTGTTGCGGCGCCTGAGCCGGCGGTTACTTGTGCCGACAAGTAGTAGTTAAAGGGGCTTAGGGCCGCGGTGGCATTCGTCGGCACCGCTGCCCGGCTCACAACGATTGACCCGGAATCATCGGACCGAGCGAAGTAGCGATCCGCGGTATAGCCGCGCTGGTTAACTCCGAAATTGAAACTGGTTCCCCGCTGCCAGATATCCATCGCACCGTTGATGATGCGGTTACGCCCCATGAGTCCGGCGATGAGGTCCTGGGTGATCTGGTCACCCTGCGCGAACTCCTGCATCGTCGGATCGCCAGATGCTGGCACCACCAGCTTCAGCGGATAAGCAATCGTCATGGGCTTAGGCCTGTGTGGGAATGAGGGCGACGCCGCCGGTGCGGCGCGTCACTTGCAGCGATCCGTTGGCCGTGAGCGGCAGCCGGGCGACGCCGCCCGTTCGGCGGCCGATGGCGATCGAGCGCGGAAGCGTGACCCAGCCGGCATCGCCATCAGTGGCCGTCAGCTTGCTGAGCACCTGCCCCGCGGTGCCACCTGGCGGCAGGGCCGCACCCGCGCCGCCGCCGTAGGGCAGTGCGTTGTAGTTCGTCACGCCGTCGCCCAGCTTCCACTTGCGCGTGTCCGTCTCGAACACCAACTCGCGCTCGAGCGGGATCTCGTTGACCGTGGCCAGGTCGGACGCGGTGCCACCGCGGACGCGGTATCGATAGGGAAGTTCGACCAGGTTCATGGCTTGACCAGGCCCCCATCGATCACCGTCACCACGGGCGTCCAGGTGGCGGCAGTGATGGCGCTGGACGTGGTGCCGGCCGGCGGCGTGTAGACGAACTGGCGCACGTGCCGCTGCCAGCTCTCGCCGGTCGGGTTGAGTGCGTACAGCTGCATCGTCACTGGGCTGTTGTCCGCGACGGCCAGCACCGCGCTGGCGCTCTCGCCGTCGATGTCCAGCTTCTCCACCAGCAGCGAGCCGTTGGCGTCCAGGAAACGCAGCGCATAGCGAACGTCGGCCGGCGCAGCCACCGAGGCCGCCTCGTGGTCGACCAGCTCACCAGCCTGCGTGAGCGCATTGCGGTGAGCCCAGGTAATGCCGATCTCACCGCTGACTGCGGCCGGCGCTGCGACGCCGGCGATGCGCACGCGCCCGGGCAGGTACGGCCGAGCGGCGCGGCTGGCCAGCGTGACGCTGCTAGTCGGCGCATCCGCGAGGTCGAGCTGCGCGCCGCTGGTGCGCGTGAGCAGCTTGGCGTTGACGGTCTGCCCCGCCGTCCGGAACACGGGGTCAATGCCGATCTGGCGCTCGTACAGCCAGACGGGCGTATCCGCGGCATGCGCGACCGGCGCGGTGTCCACGCAGCCGCGGCCGAGCGTCACCGCGCCGGTGGTCGCGTCGATGCTGTCGATCCGCACCAGCTCGTCGCCCAGCAGCGCGGCCGAGCCCACCAGCACATCCTCGAGGTCCACGGCGCCAGCCAGCACCACGGCGGTGTCACCGAGGCCCACAGCCGCGCTCAGGCGCCCGTAGGGTGCGCATTCGGCGTCCGCGACCGAGGCGAAGTCAGCGGTGCCGACACGCGTGGCCAGTGCGAAGTCCGTCGTGGCCACGGTGGGCCGCTTGCCCACCGCGCCGACCAGGCCGGCCTCGGCGGGCAGCGCGGCCAGGTCCGCAGCCGACATCGCCATCGCCAGATCGCGTCGGGACAGCTCCCAGGCCGCTTGCGCAGTGGCCGACACCGCGCTGTTGTCGGGACGGACGTAGGCGCTGCTCGGTTCCGTGGAAAGGCGGACCGCGCTCAAGCCGAAGACGTCGATCGCGCAGGTGATCGTGATCTTGCCGTCGGTGATGCTGCCGATCTCCAGCTTCGCGGCGCGCAGCACCAGCTGGTCGAGACCTTCCTCGGGCGCCCGCACGACGAAAACGCCTGCGGGCTCGACCACGTACCCGCGCCTGTCGAGTGTCACCTTAAAGTTACGTGTGCCGCCAGTCAGTACACGCAGATCCCGCTCGATCAGGCGTTGGCACAGCGACCAGGTCGGTGCGCCCTGATAGTCCCGGGTGACCGACACCATGCCGCCGGTGGCTTGCACCGCGCCGACGTTGCGGGCGCGGACCTGGCGGGCCTCATTGAGGACCGGGTCCTTGTAGTTGCCGACCACCACGTTGACCGCTTCGTCCGTGCTGCTGTCCAGCTCCTCGATCGAAAGCAGGCCGGAGTCGTAGGTGAAGACCGGCAGGTCATCGACGTCATAGTCGCCGCGGATCGCACGCACGGTGAGCAGGCCGGTCTGGCGCGAGACGAACTGTGCGGCCGAAATGTGATCGAGCACCGTCTGCACGAACTCGCTTAAGTTGCTTTCGCGGGTGTATCGCAGGCAGATGCCGTGCTTCTCCTCGTAAAGCAGGTCGGCCAGCGCGGTGTAGCTGGCCAGGTCCAGCTCGCTCATGTCCATGCGTCGGCCCCAGGCGCCGTTCGTGGCGACCTCGACGAGCATGTGCGCGCCGTTCATCGCATGGATGTTGCGCAGCGCATCGCGCTGCCCTGCCGGGTAATCGGACAGGTCCGCCAGCTCGTTGCGCAGCAGGATCTCAGCCTTTGCCGGGTACCAGGGCGTGTCGCGGTGCCAGCCTGCAGTGTTGCGCCAATGCCTAAACTTCCAGGGCTGCGGCGACTTGCTCATCGCGCACAGCATCCCGTCGAAAGTCACTGTCGAAACGCCCCTGCAGCCCGTCGCCTTGCTGCCCAGGAGCTTCAGCAACGGCGGTGGCGCGACCTGGTGCGCATTGCCGTCGAAGTGCTCCAGCGTGCCGACGATGCCGCCCTGTCCCTCATCGCCGCCGAACAAGTTGAACGCATCGATGTTGATCTGCGTGAGCTGCGCGCCGCTCCACAGGTACTTGTCGCCCACGGTCGCCACAGTGATCGCATTGACAGGCCCGCGCCCCAGGCCCATCTGGATCGTCGCGAAGTAGCGGTAGCCCGCTTCGTGCTTGTTGAGCCAACCGCCCTTGTAGACTTTTTTCTGGCGCGTGTTGCCCCATGCGATCACGCACCAGTCCGCAGACCAGCAGTCGCCAAAAACCACGTATTGCGGCGTCCCCTCGTCGAACGTGGGGAAGTCACTGTCTTCAAACGCCAGGCGTTTGGCGCGGATCTGCCGCGACGCATAGGCCGCGTACAGGACCGCGATGATGATGAGGGCGATCTCAACGTAGCCCATCAGAATGCATCCGTGCCGTCGAAAGGGGATTTGCCGGGCATGCCGCGGTGGGCGCCGCAGTTGACCAGGTTGTCGAAACGATCGTTGCAGACATCCGTGGTGTACCCGCAGCCCGGATGGAAGGTTGCGGCCTGGCCGGTGGACATGCCAAGCGTGCCGCCGTAAACCGATGCGACGCCGGTCGTAGCGTCGAAAGCGTCCAGGCCGCGACTCTCCTGGATGCCGTCCGCACTCATCCAGCGGACCATGCCGCCGACGTAGTAGTCGACTTCCGGCGCACCGGCCAGGGCGGCGGAGGTGACTCGCTGGCCGTCCAGCACTGTGAGCTGGCCAGCGACTTTGAAGTCATCGGGGTTGAGGCCGCACTGGTCATCGAAAACCGCATAGGGACAGCCACGAGACCAGCACAGGCGCAGGCCTGGGCGATCGAAGGTCGCCTGCATCGACTGGCACGCGATCTCACGCTGACCGCTCTTGCTCAGTCGCATGCCGACGATGTAGCCAATCCACTGCACCGGCGCCTCCATCTCCCCGAAGTGACATGTGCGCAGGACCGCCCGCGTGCGCGTAGTGGGCTTGGTGCCGACGTAGTGCTTGATGATCTCCAGGTCCGGCGGGACGGTGAGCTTGACCGTGTCACGCTCCACTTCGCCTGTCTGGCTGATCGAGTCGCCGGTCAGGCCGGGCACGTCCTTGTAGACGATGCCCCCCAGGTCGTAGTCGCGCCCCGCGTTCGTATAGCGCCACACCAGCGGCCCGCGGCCGAATTCGATCAGCAGCACCGGCTCGCCGCTTGCGATGCTGCGCTCGCGCTCGTCGAAACTCATGCCGGCAGCTCCAGGTCGTCGCGCACCGCCCGCAGCATCAGGCTGGCGCGCGCGACGCCGTCCACGTCGGTCGTGTGATCGATCTCGATGTCGTCGTCGGCGCTGCGCATCAGCTGCAGCCAGCTGATGCGCAGCACGTTGCTGGGGGTCAGCTCCACACCGACCGCGCTGTCGAGCGACAGGCGCTCGGTGGTGCGATCGACGCCGGTCGCGCCCAGGATGCGCCGATAGACCAGTGTGCCGTCACGCAGTTCAATGCGGATGTGCCGGCGCCCCGTCTTACCACCGACTGCGAAGCGGCTGTAACCGATCGTCGCCACGTCGAACGCCGAGGAGGTGGCGGCTGTCGTGGCCACCAGCCGCATGTCGGCGGCGAAAGTGGGCAGCCAGATGGCCTTCCAGCGCCCGGCCAGATAGTAGGCCAGGGAGCGCCAGCCGCCGCGCTCCTCTCGCCCGGCCAGCATCCAGGTGTGCTGCTGCAGCGCGATGCCCGTGCCGACCAGGTCGGTGGTGACCGGGTTGTTGATGCCGTTGTCCAGCGTGGATAGCAGGCGCTCGTACTGTGCAGACAGATCGTCGGACCACTCGGCCGGCTCCTCGAGCACGGGCACGCCGCGATACGAGGTCGCCTGCGGCACGGCAGGCCAGTCGCACGGCTCCATCGACCGAAAGCTCACCTCGGCGCTGACCAGGTCGTCGGTCTTGCGCGTGAGCTGGGGCTGTTCGGTCAGCATCGCCAGCCGAACCGGATAGACGCGGCAGCCCGGGTCCCAGTCGAGCTGGACCGGCCGCACAAGGTCCAGGCCGTCCGCGCGCACGGCCTGGATCTCGGCCACTTCGAGATCCTGCGCGGTTTCGCCGCGGATCAGCACCAGGCCGCCGGCACGGTAGTCCAGGTGCGTGGTGTCCAGCGCGATCGACTGATCACCGGCACTCACACCACTGGCCAGCCAGGTCACGTCAGTCCAAACCGGCAGCGCCCAGTTGCGCTGGCCCCAGCCATACAGCGCCAGGTCCATGCTGGAGCGGTCCTCGCCGTCGACCAGCACGGTGGCAGACCAGGTCCGGACGGGCCAATGTCGCAGCTTGCGGCGCTGCTCGGCGCCCGTAGGGCTGGCCAGCACGTCGGTCAGCCACGACAGGCGCTCCTTCACGCCGTCCGCCCAGTCCGGCGTCCAGCCCCAGGCGGTGACGCGGCTGCCGGTCACATGGAGCGTGAGCGAGGGCTCGTCGGTGACGGTCCACGTCAGCGTAGCGTCGATGGTGGGCGGCCCGTCCACCGAAACCGACAGCGACCAGGCCTGCGCCTCCAGCGTGGCCAGGGTGAGCGGCAGCGGCGCCGGCGCATCAAGCGTCATGCCCTCGCCGCCGGCGACGTCTACGGCCGAGACCACGACACTCCGATCCAGGTAGCCATTCCAGACGCGCACCTGCACCAGCTGGCTGCTGACCAGGTTGCCCAGCGCCAGCGTGGTGACGGACAGGTGCACACGCTGGTACCAGCTCAGCAGCCCGAAGCCGTGACCGAACTTGCCCTGCGCGGTGCGGTCCGGCTCAGCGAGCGCGGGCCGGGCGCTACGCGCCCCGCCTGCGATCGCGCTGGACTCGGCACCGATCGGCGCGGTCCACAGCGGCCGGCGATGCCCCAGGCCGGGATTGATGTACGTGCCGACAGCGGCGAGCGGACCTGGCGCGATCATCAGTCGATTTTCCTGATCGCGTAGCCGTAGTAGCCGGAGCTGGGCACAGCGCTGCCGTAGGCGCCCCACGTGTCTGTGCGCTGGTGCGCGGGAAACACCTGCCAGTCCTCAGAGCCGATCGTGATGATCTCTTTGGGCGCGAGCAGCCGAAGGTCGACCTGGCGCAGATGCGGCGCATAGCCGATCGGGCTGCGCAGCTCGTTCGGCCGGTCACCGAACACATACAGGGGGAAGATCGGGACCAGCTTGTTGTAACGCTGGTACCCGATCCGGCCGAGCGGGCTGTTTAGCCCGCCACGCATCGATCCGACCGCGCACGTTCCATCCCAGTTCGCGAACAGCGGCCGCCAGCGGCTCGCGGCCCCATCCGCTTCGTAGCGCACATGGCTGAAGATGCCGACGTTGTAAGAAAAGATGGCGTCGAAGAGGTACTCGTGAAAGGAGCCGTCGGGATAGTTGGTCGTCCACTCTGCGTAGTACCACCGCGACGCCGTTGCGTACTCGCCGCCCACAGTCGCATCGAACTTGACCAGGCGTCCCAGCGAGAAAGGCTTGAACACCCCGGCCGCGGCCTCGATCACGACGTGCAGGTAGGGAGATCCGCCCTCGCTGCCGGCGAAGAAGAAGTAGCCGGTGTAGGGGCCGGCGATGCCGTTGCTCACGGCCGGTGTGGCCGCCACGTTCGGCTGGGCGTCGGCAGCAAGCGACGCATCGAGGCCCACGCATCCGCGGATCTCGATGGTGTCGGTCTTGGCCAGCAGCGCGAAGGTGGCGCCATCCGGTGAGGTGTAGCCCACCGCACCGCCGGCCAGCGCGGTCGTGGTCCAGCCATTGGCGGCGGCGAAGCTCGACAGCGAGGAAAGCAACGCGGCGGGGGTGTTGGCGGTGCCAGTCTGGTATGCCATCAGGTGAGCCTCAGCAGCCAGTAGCCCCAGCGATCGGAGCGGAAGATGTTGGGCACGACCAGGTGCTGCACACCGTCGATCGTGATGATCGTCTCGGCGGCGTTGTTGAAGCCAGAGACGTAGTAGCAGCCGTCGAGCTCCATGTAGATCTCGGGGCTGGGCAGAAGCCCCTGCACGATCAGCGGCATGGGCGTATAGGTGCCGTCCGCGTTGTTGCGGAGCGACCGCAGCAGTGCGGTGCTGCCGGTGGACATCCCGGCATAGGGCCACACGCAGACCGCGTTGTCCTCGTACTCGCTGGTGCTGCCGATGTTGTAGAAGTTGCGCACCTGCTGCCACGCGCCCGACGGCGCCAGCACATGGCATCCGTTGCCCGGATCGGCAAAGGCACGGAAAGCGAAGTCGTTACTCGACCAGCGGTCGGTCTGGACGTTGGTGCAGCCGCCCACATAGATCGGTGCCGGATAGTCCCCAGACAGGGCATAAGGCAAGCCGTTGCCGAGGTAGAACGGGATGTAGCGGGTGCTGACCTTGGCGACCACGACGCATCGCTGCCCATTGGCCACGAACCAGTAGGGGATGACGTCATTCCACAGCGGAACATAGTCCTCGGGCGAGCTGCCCGGCTGCCCTGCGAACGCCAGCGACGCGTTGTACGACATGGCGCCGATCAAGCCGAAGTTGTAGACGTCCAGGCTCGGGAAGGCGAGCGCGCGCGCGCCGACGTGGATCTGCTGGTTACCGTCCAGGCCGGGCGCGCGGAGGATGAGCTCGTTGTTGTTCCAGCGCAGCTGCTGCCACTGCCGGCCGGCGTTGACCAGGTCGGTATCGGTGGTCAGGAAGGTGCGCAGCTTGTCGAGCAGGTCGGTGTAGTTGCTCGCTGTGCCGTTGACGTAGGCCATCAGCTGATCCCCAGCAGTTGCTTGAGCGTCTCGGTGTTGCGCCCGGCGTGGAAAAGGAATGACTCCTCGCCGACCTCGCTCTTGAGCGCAGCGGGGATGCGGTTGGGATCGTCGACGACCACCAGGCGCAGGCGCTGGTTGAGGCTCGAGGAGCCGCCACCTTTGGGCATGCCGCCGGCGCCGTAGCGCGGCGCGGGGCTGTCGTAGATCGGCGTCGAACCGCCGACCAGGCCGCCGTTGGCGTAGCCGCGCCAGTCGTCCACGGCGGCCCAGCCACGGGCGTTGACGTCCAGAAGAAAGGGGAGCATCGCGGGCTGGCGAGTGATCTTCTTCCGGATCACGACCTCGTCGCGATGTACGACGCCCGCAACGTCATACATGCCGCCGGGGCCGGTCCAGCCGCCCGATGCATAGCCGGTCGTGCTGCCGGCCACGTTGGCCACCAGCATCGCTTGTGCGGCTTGCCACAGCTGCAGCGCGGCCTGGATGATCGCCGAGGCGCCAGGCGACAGTCCGCCTGCGGCGGAGGCCAGCTGCACGGCGCTCTGACCGATCGCGGCCGCGCCGGCGTTGACCGAGTCGCCAGCGCCCTGCATCGCGGCCGCATCGGTGGCCAGGCTCTCGCCGCTGCCGCCTTGCCAGCCAGGCTGCGGCGCGAACGCGCCCCAGCTCGAGCCCGCCGCCGCACCGCCCGTGCTGGCGCCGGCGATCGCGCCGGCGACCGTGTTGCCGGCGGTGACGATGGCCTGTGCGGCGGTCGTGCCCGCGGTTGCGATCGCCGCGGCGCCAGTGTCGCTGTCGCCCTTTGTGTCGCCGCCACCGAGGAAATCGCCGAACTTGCTCTTGGCCCAGTTGCCAGCCTTCTGTGAGAGGTCCTGCGCAGACCACTCGGCCCAGCCCTTCACCAGGGTAACGAGGAAGGATTGCACCGCCTTGTCGAGCGTGATCGTGCCTTGGATCAAGCCGTCCAGCGTGCTGTTGAGCGACTGCTGGAACGTGGTGCCGAACGCCTGCTGGATCGCGTTCGTGGTGGTCTCCATCTCACGGAGCCGGACTTCGATCGCCTCGACGTTGGCCAGCGCGGCTTTGCCGGCATCGCCGCCCAGCGCCAGCGCCGCTTCGCGCATCTGTGGCACCAGGTCCCGAAGCACACCGAGCTTGGAGCGATAGAGATCCACGATGCGCTGCTGCGCATCGGCCTCGGTGATGAATCCGGCTTGCTGCTCGACCTGGATGCGCTGGATCTCGATGGAGATCTCGCCCATCACCTGGTCATAGGTCTGCTTGAGGTTCTTCAGGTCGGTCTGGGACTGACGAAGCCCGAGCAGCTTGGAAACCACAGCGGCGTCATCGGTCTTTCCGAGCTTCTCCAGTTCGGCCTTAAAGAGCTCTAGCTCGCGGCGCGCCTTGGCCAGGCTCGCATCCTCTCCACCACCTTGCAGCCCGAGGATCTGCTCCCTAACGGCGATCATCTTCCGATCCGCATCGGCCCGCTCGTTCGCTGCGTCGGCCAGCGTGGCCTGATCACGCAGCTGCTGTTTGACCGCGCTATCGGCCAGTTTGTAGGCGCCTTGCGTGACCTCGAACTCGATCCTTGCGGCCTCTGTTGCCTTGGTCCGGCCGTCCGCCAGCGAGTCCTGCAGGGCCGCCATCTTCTGCAGATTCTCAAGCTCGCGTAGCGCGGCCTCGTTGTCCTTCTGCGCCTCGGACTTCGGGCCTTGAGGGGTCTTCGGCAAGCTCTCCAGATAGCGGGCGCGCGCCTGGGCGATTTGCTCAGCGATCTGTGCTTCGGACTTGCCGGCGGCCAGGCCCGTCTCCTTGATCTTCTTGATTTCCTCTTCCAGCTTGGCCGCCTTGGAGAGGTTAGAAACCCGCAGCTGGTCCCACTTGAGCTTGGCGCGCTCCTTGTCGTCGTCGACCGGCTGGCTGCCATCCACGATGGTCATGCGCTGGGCGGCTTGCTTCTGGCGCAGGGCCAGGAGCTTCTGCTCATCGGCCGCCACCTGTTCCAGGCCCTTCTTGTACTCCCCGTCCGCGCGCATGAGGTCGCGCTGCATGGTGATCGAACGCTGCAGGGCGCCGATCTGCTGGTCCAGGCTGTCTTCGCGGCCCAGCGCCTTCAGCCCGTCCCACGTCTCGGCCAGCACTTGCTTGAGGCTGCGCGCTGCCTTCTCGATGGTCCCGATGTTCTCGACCATCTTGGGCGAGCGCTCGGCGATCATGCCCGCGAACAGGCTGTAGCCCTGCGCCGCGGCGTCCTGCTGGCGGCCCTGCTCCTGCAGGGTGCGGATGTTGTCGAGCTGGGCCTCGGTCAGGAAGTGGTACTGGCGATTGAGCTCCTGGATCGCGTTGACCGGGTCGCCCTTGATCTTCAGGAACTGCGAGACGGTCTCGTCGATCGCCTGGCCGGTGGCCTGTTCCCACTGCTCGGCGGCCGCCGCCACCAGCTTGAGCTGCTCGCCGGTGAACTGGCCTGTGGAAGCCACAGTGGTCAGCGCTTCCACGGCACTGCCCCGCGTGACCCCATCCATGCGATCCAGCTCGTCGGCCATGCTGGCCACGTCGTCCGCCGTCACACCGGCGACGCCGCCGACCAGGGTGAGCGCGTTCTCGATCGCCTTGATCTCCTGCGCGCCGTCATAGGCAGCCTTGCCGATCGCGTAGAACGCGCCGGCGCCGGCGGCGATGCCGACCAGCATCGGGTTGATGGCGCCGAGCACGGCCGTGGCGGCGTTGGACACGCCGCCGAAAGAGTCTTTCAGCTGGCCGCCCTGTTGCATCAGCACCATGAAGGGTGACTGGCCCGTGGCCAGGCCTGAGACGATATCGGTCATCTGCATGGGCAGCTGCCGCATCGCCTGCTTGTACTGCGCGTCGGAGATCCCGTTGGCGCCAGAGGTGCCGGGATTCTTCGCGGCCTCCTGGTTCTGCTGCTTGCGCGCCCGCGCGTTGCGTTCGCGGGCCTTGGTCTCGCGTTCGGTGGCCAGCGCGTTCTTGTCCGCGGCCGAGGCTTCCTTGTTCCCGGCGGTGGCGGCTGCGTCAGCGGCCTGCGCGGCTTCCTTCGTCGCGGTGGCCGCCTTCTTGGTCTTGGCGGCCTTGCGGTCCGACGCCGCCGCAGCCGCGTCCAGCGCCTGGCCCTCGGCCTTGGCGGCGGCGGCGCCGTCGCTCAACGACTTTTCCAGATCGTCTACGGCTTTGGAGGCATCGGCCAAGTCAGCGCGGATGCGTAGCGCGAAGTCAAGATTCCGGGTGGTCACGCTCGCTCTCCTGCAGGTCTTTCAGCAGCTTCTCGGCGTGCCGACCGCCAGCAAAGGCCGCGTTGTTGTCACGGATGCGCTGCTGGTTTAGGCGACGCTCGTGGGCCTGTTCCTGCCGCCAGAACAGTTGGATCTGACGCCAGGTCAGCCGGCCGATGTCGGCGGGGGTGCGTCCGTAGCCGGCCCGGATGAGGTCGGCGTAGATGCGGGCGATCCCGACCGCTTTGCGCGCATTGCCACGATGGCCGCGCGCAGGGCGCGGCGGACGAAAAAAGGGGCGTTGGCCGACCACCAGACGGCCACCAGCAGATCCCCGTCCGCTTCGCCGAGCGACTCGACCCAGGCCGGCTCGAGATCGGCTGCCTGCGCCACCAGCCGTGGCAGCAGATCCACGTGCCGCACCAGCAGCGCCTGGATCGCCTCGAGGTCAGGTACCGAGGTGGCGCCCATCAGCTCGGCCAGGTCGTCGACGAACGGCTTGGCCCACACCAGCACGCGCAGGCCCTCGATGTAGCCGTACTCGCGCATCACCACGCTGCGCCCAGCGATGACCAGCTCTCGCTCGGGGTGCAGGATCTCCGCGTCCGCGGCATCCGCGCTCTGCCCGGAGGCAGGCGCGGGTGCCGCGGCGCTGGATACGCGGACCGCCATGTCAGGCCGCCGCGTCGATCAGGATGATGCGGGCGTAGGGGCCCCACTTCGGGTCGGCCTGGCGCACCGGGTCGACCTTGGCCAGACCCTTGAGCGCCAGGTCGCCGAAGTTGTCTTGGATCAGGCCCAGCGTCTCGGCCGCATCGAAGTTGATCTTGTGCACCTCGCCGCGGCAGCGCTTGACGGTGCCATCCACGGTGTTGAGCCCGTCGAAGAGCACGTAGTGATCGGGCGCACCACCGTTGGCCAGCGTGACCAGGCTGTAGGCCGCGTAGCTGTAGGAGCTCGCTTTCACCCCGGTCTTGGTCGTGAGGAACGTGACGAAGCCGGTCTCGGGGTGCAGCGTGTAATCGGTGTCGTCCACCAGCGCGGCGGAGGTTCCATCGACCAGAGACAGTGCGCTGATCGCGGCATAGTTCAGCGCGACGACATCGCCCGCCTTGACGTCGCCGATGAGCTCGTCGGTGACCGTGCCGCTGGCCTGCTCGACGATCGCGCCTTCGGTGGCCAGGGCCAGGTTGTCGGTGTTGAGCTGGCCCAGCGTCAAGCTGACCTCGATCGTGCGCTTGGAAGTCATCGTCGCCGCGGTGCCACGTTCGCCCGACCAGGACTCCGTCCGCTCCTCGCGCGTCTTGCTCTGCGCCAGGGACAGGACGCTGGCGTCGTAGACCCACCGGGCCGGCGCGCGCGTGCCGTTGGCATTGCGCAGGCCGATCATGACGCGGCCCTGCATGCTGAAATATTCCGCGTTCTCGCTCATGGCTTACTTAGCCTCCGGCTTGGCGGCCTTGGCCGCGGTTGTATCGGCAGGGGCTTCGATGAGGCCAGCCTTCTGCAGGAAGGCCTCCTGCGCCGCGTCGACCTCGATCTGATCGCCGGCTTTGCACGGCCTGCCCTTGTGCTCGTGGCCCTCTTTGATCAGGGTCACCTTCTTGGTTTCGCTCACGGCGTGATCTCCGGTTTGATGATGTGTTGCGTGGTCCAGTAATCCACCCACAGGGCGGTGCTCTTGTCGTAGTCCGCCAGGTCGCCGCGCAGCAGCTGCAGGGCGCGGCCGCCGTTGACCGGCGGGGTCCAGCCCAGCAACGGCGCGCGCACCTTGCCCACGAAGCCCAGCAGTTCATCGCGCAGCTGATCCCCGCGCTGCTCGCGGTAGTTGCGCGCCACCACCACCACGCCGAGGACCACCTGCATCTGCTGCGCGATCGGGGTCTGTTTGCCAGGCAGGCTCATGCCCGACTTGGTTTCGACGCCAGTCTCGGCCGCGGTATAGACGAAGGCCTCCGGCGGTGTGAAGTCCAGCAGGCTCGTCACCGCGGCGTAGTCGGAAACGCCACGCACCTGGCGCAGCTCTCCGACGCTGGCCTTGATGCGCGCGATGACCGGCGCCGGGTCGAAGGGCCCCAGGCTCATACGCCGAAGTCCTTCAGCGTGTCCGCCGTGAACTGCCGCTCGGGGGCGCACCACTGCGGCGCGCCCGAGCTGGGCGCCGGCTGGGGATCATCAGCGCCCAGGCTGAACTTGCCGTCGCGCGTGAGCTCGAGGAACCGCAGCGCTTCCTTGTAGTCGCGCACGACCGGGTCAGTGGTCTCCTGCGTGTTGACCCGGTCCTTGTGCAGCAGATACCGCGCGATCCAGCGCGCCCAGGTGGCCACGATGCCCGGCACAGGGTCGAGCGGGACCGCATAGGGCACCGGCTTGCGCATGACCAGGTAGCCGTTGATGAGGCCATCGGCGTCCTGCAGAGCACGCTCGACCACCACGAGCGCTTCATCGGCAACCGCGATGTCCTGCGCCGACCAGCTCGACCGAGCGGCCCCGCGCAGCGTGGCCTCCATCAGCGCGCTATCGACGATGCGATAGCGCTCAGGCGTGGCCACCTGGGCCAGCTCCTGGGCGAGCTTCGCATCGGCGAGGAGGACGGTCGTGCAGTACATGGATCAGGCCGCCGGCTCGAACGTCAGGAGGTACTCCGTGCCCGGCACGAACGCGCCGAAGGCATCAGGGTTGGTGACCGTCAAGGTGACCTCGCCCTGCGGCGTGTACTTCGACCAGGTCTTGTTCTCCTCGGTGTCGGCCGTGACCGCACCGAACTTCACCTGTTCGGCGCCCTCGGTACGCAGCACAGAGGAGCACTTCATCTTCGCGACGACCTTGCGCATGGTGCTCACCTGCCCCTGGGGCGCGCTGCGCCCTTGTTCTTGCCAGCGGGGCGACCCTGGCCGGTCGCCTCGGTCGTTCCATCCGAGACCTCCGCTGCGGCCTCGGTGCCCTGCTTGGCGACTTCTGACGAGCTGGACGCCTGAGCCGCCGACTCGCCTCCGGGCTGGTCCTGGCCGAGCGAAGCGGGCGCGTCTTCGGCGTCCTGCTTGGCGTCATCGGGCGAGCTGGACGCTTTAGCCGCCGGCTCGCCTTCGGGCTGGTCCTCGCCGAGCGAAGCGGGCGCGTCTGCAGCAGCTTCCTGCCCGGGCTCGGTCTGCAGCTCTGCCTGGTCCAGCGATTCGGCTACGGCAGCGGGTTCCGGCATATCGGCATACGACGCGTGGTCGGCGGTGGCCGGGGCGGCCGCCTCGGCCGCTTGGGCCGGGTCGCCCAGTTCGTCCAGGCCGGCGGCGTTCGCAGACTCGCTTTCCGGTGCGGGCGGTTCTTGCGGCTCGCTCTCCGGCATCGGCGTGCCGGCGCCCAGGTAGCCCTTGGCGATCAGCGGCGCCGCTTCCTCCTCGTTGAGCGTGAGCACCGCCGGCGGCGCGTAGCGCCTGCAGCGGAACTTGATGACGGTGAGCACCGGATACAGCTGCACGTCGTATTGCATGGGTTCGGTCATGACCTGTCCTCGATGATCGGGCCGTCTCTCCGGCTGTCACGCCTGGCTCCTCGGCGGCGTTCCCTCCCTCGCGTGTGTCTGAAGCCGGCGCGCGGGCTTAGCCGCCCGCGCCGGCGCCCGCGCCCTGGATCAGGAAGCCGGCGGTCATACCCGACAGGACCGGGCTGACGTCGTTGCTGACGCCATACACCCAGCTCCTCGCGCCTCCGTCCCAGTAGGGCTTCTCGACCAGGGGCATGCCATTGATGCGGTAGCCGTAGCCGTAGCTGGGCTCTTCGGCATTGGCCACAGTGCTCGAGCCGGGGCTCACGTAGGCGAGCACCGCGGCATCGCCCCACACATCGCCGAAGGCGCCGTCGTCGGAGGTGACCAGGCCGCTGCCGATGACGATGTTCTCGATCTCGAAGATCTGGCGCAGCAGGTCCAGGGTGACCTTGCGGATGCCAGTGTTGGCCGAGCGATCGATCAGCTTGACGTGGCGCTTGCAGTTCTTGAACGCCGAGGCCGACAGCATCAGGGTGTTCGGGTACAAGCCGACCGAGCTGCGCACGGCCTCCTTAGCTTCCTCGATATCGCTGGCCGGATCAGAGTCGGGGCTCGACCAGACATCGGTGCCCGTCAGCGCGATACGGTGGTCCTCGTCGTAGTTGCCGGGGGTGGTCGCGATCCTGGCCGCGTCCACTTCGTACTCCAGCAGCAGCGAGCGCAGCACCACGTTGACCGCGCGGCTGGCCAGGTCGATCCCCGGCACCTTGGAGGCATCGACCATGCGCTCGCGCGGCACCAGCGCATCCAGCGCGCTGGGCACGATGGCGTAGGGCTTTCCCTGGTAGCCGAAGGTCACCCGCTTGGTGTTGGAACCGGGCGCGCGCTTGCTGTTGTAGAGCTTGAAAGACTCCTTGCCGAACTCGATCACCTGGCCGCCGTAGGTGTCCACGTCGGCGAAGGGGAACAGCGCGGGCGCGATGAGCTCGGCCTGGCGATAGCCACGCGCGTGCTCGGAGAGGATGGGATCGACGACGCGGGTCTGCGCCAGGTTCTGCTGTCCGGACATTTCGGGGTCTCCAGGCCGATGGGCCTATGCGGGTGCGTGTGTGTTGAGCCGGCGTGCCGGTCAGTTCTGGATGAGGATCACTTCGATGACGTCGCCGTCGGCGGCCGCAGTCGCTCCGGGCGCGGCGCGCGCCACGGTCACGCCGCTGGCCTTGGTGACGGCCTTGCCGCCGGTGCCGACCTCGATGGCGGCGTTGGCGGCGATCGCGCCGCCGGCGACGACCAGGGCGGTGCCGATGACATCGACCGGGACCAGCTCACCGACGACGCTGGCATCGCCGCGGGCCACGCCCAGGGCGTTGCCACCCGCGGTGGCCAGCGCGCCGGCGCCGGTGACGAAGCGCTGCCCGACCGCGGTGATGGCGGCGGCGACAGACAGGGCGAGCAGGCTGATGTTCTGCTGGGACATTGCGGATCTCCGAGGAAGAGCGTTGAGCGATGAGGTGACGCAGGGCTCTGGCGATCAGCCGCCGACGGCGGTGACGGCCTCGATCCAGCTGGCCTTGGGGTGCTGCTGCTGGTAGGCCTTTGCTTTGGCGTAGAGCGCCGCGTCGCTCGCGCCGACCGTGGTACCCAACGGCGCGGCGAAGTTCGCCACCGCGCCCGCGGGCTGGTCGTGGGACTTCTCGGCGTAGTCCACCTGCTGGGGCAGGCTGGTGAGCAGCTCGCGCAGCACGTCGCCGGCCGGCTTGCTGACGGTCGCATCGCCCTCGGAGAAGCTCAGGGGCGCGCTGGCCGCCGGCTGGACCAGCAGCAGCTCGACGATGGCCGCCTGATGGCGCGGCAGCAGCTTGCCGTCCTTGACCAGCGACTCGGCGAAGGCGGCAGCGTCTTCGCGGCGGGCCTTGCCCTCGCGTTCGGCCAGTGCCTGCTCACGGCGCTCCAGCTCCTGGCGGTCGGTGGCGAGCTGCTGCTCGCGCGCGGCGAAGTCGGCCGCGTTGTTCTGTTGGCTCACGATGATCTCCGGGTTGGTATCGGGTGCGGCGTAGGACGCGCTGGCGATGACGTCATCGCTGCGGTTGCGGGTGTAGTCACCGACCGCCGCGATCGCGTATTGCGGGATGACCAGGTTGGCGGCTTCCAGCCCTTCCTTGTCGATCAGCCAGTCGCGCAGGCCTTGGAACAGGCTGGTCAGCGTCCAGCCCAGCGGCTCCAGCGGCTGGGCGAATTCCACGGTGCCCTTATCGCCGGCGCTGAAGCGCGCCGGCGGGAGTCCCTTCACCGCCGGCGCCTTGGCACCGAGGAAGCCGATGTGGCGCAGGTAGGGCTTGCCCGGCGTGGGATTGCCAGGCGTGTCGGCCAGATAGATCGAGGCGCTGATCTTCTTCATGCGCCCGGCGTTGACCAGCTCGGCGAACTGCGCCTCGACCTGGTGCGGCTCGGCGTAGAGCACGCCGTCGTGCGCACGTAGCGACTTGGCCCAACCGTAGGCCGGCGCCTCCAGGCTGTCGGGATGGCCGACGACCAGCGGCGCTTCGGAGAGCGCAGGATCGTAGGTGTCGGCGATGGCCTGGATGTCGGCCTCGCTGAAGGTCAAGGTGCGACCGTCCACGCTGGTGTGCGTGCCGGCTTTGAAGATGGCGAGCGAAGCGGCGGGTTTCGAGCTCATGGCGGCACTGTGCCGAGCGCCGTTCAACCCGTCTCCGAAAAAACCTTTCTCGGCGACTGCGCGCCATCCCCACGCGCGAACCCAGCGGGTGACCCTGACGATACTCCCATCATGGGCGTGAGGCCGCGTGTGCGGCGTTAAAACGCCGGGTCCGGGCGGGCGGTGGCACGGTGGGGGCGCAGCGGACCCTCATGCGGCTCAAATCGCCGCGGATTCAGAGCGCCGCTTCAGGGCTTGGTCGCCGCCAACAGATGGTCTTCGACGATCTCGCCGATGCGCACTTCGTCCTCGGCCGAGAGTCCCAGCCACGGCCTGGCCGGAAGCACGGACACATGCGCCTTGGCTTTGACCTCGCGCTCGACATCGGCTTTGCTGCGCGCGGCGAAGCGATTGCCGATGCTGCCGTCGGGATTGCGTTTGAAGCGCAGTTTCTGCACGCGCTTGGGCCGTTCGTAGGTGTGGCCGAACTGGTGCGCGGCGCCGTAGGGCGCATTCGTGCCGACGTAGAGAGCGTCGCCCTCCACCTGCCAGGCGAACATGTCGCCGAGCATGTGTCGATCAAATCGCAGCATCGGCACGCCAGGCCGCTTGCGGTCCTTCCAGCGCTTGTACGCCGGCGAGAGCGCCTTCCAGGGCGTGCCGTCCGGCGAGACCTGGCGGTCCGCCCGTGCTCGGGTCGAGTTGGCCACCGTCTCGCCGATGTGGCCGAGCAGCAGCTCGCGCCCCTCACCGTCGAGGGCTTCGGCCGCTCTGGCCAGTGCCGGGCTGGCCCGGTTGTCGATGACGACGCGTGCTCCGCTCATGCTGCTATCCTCCGCCGGCGCGGTAGTTTCCTAGTGGAAAGGTTGGGGCGGCCCGCACGCCGCGTCATTATCCGGTTCGAGTCCGGCGCCGCGCACCTCATTCCAAGCTGCCGCTGATCAGCTGCAGCCGCCCGCCGCGCAGATCCGCGCGCAGATCCTCCAGGTCGATCAACGACGCGGTGCGCACCGAGTTGATGACCTCGCGCCCACTGTCCATCTTGAGGCGGTAGTTCACCGCCACGATCACCTTGCCGGCGCCGCGCCTGGTCGAGGCATCCACGACGTAGCGCAACGTGCCGTTGGCCAGGTCCAGCAGGACAGCGGTCGGCTTGCGCAGCAGCGAGGGCAACCGCGCCAGCTCGTCAGCCGTCCAAGCGATGGGGCGGCTGGCCGCTTGCTTGGCATCGCGCAGCGCATGCAGCGCCTCGGCATCGCGCAGTGCGATCGCCGCGGTGGCGGGTTCGTTGCCGGCGGCCGTCAGCGCATCGACCACGTCCCGCGACATCGCGCCGACCAGGTACGTCCCATTGCGCGGCTGGCCCGTCGTGACCACCGCCTGCAGCCAGGCGGCATAGCCGCCGTCCAGGGCGTCGAGCGCGCGCGTCACGCCCAGGATGCGATCAGCTGCTGCAGCTGCGGGCGCGGCTGGCAACCGCGCGGTGCTGGCCAGCGCATCCTGCGCCGCCGTCTCCAGGCCGCGCTGCAGCGATGGGGGCGTCTGCGGACCGCCGCGCCGCACGGACCAGCTGCTGCGCCCAGGCGCATAGCCGAAGCCTGGATCAACACCCTCGGGCGTGAGCACGACCTGCGGGCCGCCTGGACTGCGCTGGCCCACCACGACCTGGACCATATTCACCGCCGGTGCCGTGTCCGGGCCGTTCTTGCCCATACGCTTGAGGTCACGCTCGCTCACACCCTCGATCCAGCACTGGCAGCCGTAGCCATTGGCGGCCCAGTGCGTGTTGAACCACGGATCGTTGGCGCGCAGCGTCAGGTTGTTCCAGGACAGGTGTAGCGGCCGAGGGTGCTGGACCGAGTCGCTGTGGCGATAGCGCCAGTACGGCATGACCTTGACGAGTCGCTGCAGCTGGTCCCAGCGGCCTGCGTTGTAGCTCTGGCGCAGGTTGGTCTCGTAGATCACGCGCGAGCGCCAGTTCCGCCCGCCGTTGTAGTCCCAGCCGTAGCGCGCCACGATCGCGTCGAAGTCCGCGCGGAACTGCTCAAGCGTGCGGCCCTCGGCGATGGTCTTGTCGATCGCCTCGCGGAAGTCGGCCAGCAGGTCGACCTGGTTGGCGCCGGCCACCATGAAGGCGTGGTCGTGCTCGGACTCCCACACGTCCAGGTAGCTGTCCGTCAGGACGCTGCGCTTACGGCGGAAGAACTCGATCTGCTCCTTGAACGGCAGCGAGCCGTAGGCGACGGTGGCCACCGGTCAGCTCTCGTCGCCGCCCTGCTGGGCGTCGTAGCGCCCGGCGAGCGTGGAGGCGGTGAGCGCCTCGGCCATCGCCGCGGCATAGTCGTCCAGGTCGGGTGCCAGCTCGGCGACCTGGTCGCGCAGCTGCTCCAGCGACTCGGCCTTCTCGGCCAGGGCACGCACTTGGTCAACCCACAGGCCGGCTACGGGCGCTAGCTGCCGGTCCAGCTGCCGGGCCATCAGCACCGACGGATCGGGCGACACACCGGCGCCATCGGCGAACGCGGCCGGATAGTGCCGCTGCAGCAGCTGCACGACCGAACGGGCCGGCTCGGCGAACTGAGGCCCGTCGATGGCGTTGGGCGGTGTCTGGTTATCGAGCGGCGGCGGCTCCTTCGGCTCGTAGTTGGGACCGTAGGTCTCCTCGATGTACGCCTGCGTCGGCTTGAAGCCCAGGTCGGAGATCTTCTTGTCGCGGTCTGCGATCTTGTCCAGGTCCTCGGGCTCGTCGGTGACCCGATACACGCGCGGCAGCGCGGCGCCAGGGAAGTTCCACTCGGTCAGCCAGCGCGCCGGGCCTTGGTTGAAGCTCTCGCACACAAGGTCGGCATCGGCCTTGATGATGTCCCCGCGCACATCGGACTGCAGCTCGTCGTTGCCCAGCTTGCCCGCCGTGCCCTGGGTGCTCGCCGTCTGGCCCAGGATCACCTTTTGGATGGTTGCATCCATCTGGTCCTGCAGGGCCTTGTAGTCGGCCGTCCCACTGCGGCCGGCCGACAGCAGCTCGATCTCCATCGCCTTGGGCATGATGATGCCGCTGTCGGTCTGGATGGCGCGCACCGCCTGCAGCAGTTTGGTGCGCTCGCCACCGTCCGCATCGGGGTCGTACTTACCCACCGCGGTGGGCATGCCGAACTTCTCCAGGAAGATCAGCCAGAACTTGAGTCCGTTGCGCTTGAAGAGCACTGGCCAGTACAGCCAGTGCGCCAGGCCCAGGCCATAGGGCTCGTCGTCGTGGTCGGCACCGCAGCAGAAGTTCCAGAAGTACGGCGCCGGCGCGGGGATGCCCTCGAGCATGTTGCCGTAGGTCAGCAGCCGCAGATCGCCTTCCTTGCCGAAGCGGAACCGGCTGCGGTTGCGCACCTTGATCGCCTGCAGGCCAACGCGGGCGCCATCGATCTTGTAGACGATCTCGGCCACGCCGTAGCCGTAGAAGACGCCGAACAGCATCTTGGTCGTGACGTTGTCCCAGCCGATGCCATGCAGCTGCTCGCGCAGATAGTCGGCCGCCTGACGATCGATGCGCTTGTCGCCGCCGGCTTCGACCTGCCACTCGCATTTGGTGACGGCCAGCTGCCGCTGGCTGAAAGTTGCCTTGACCTCGCTGTCGGAGAGCACCTGCTCGTAGATGGCCAGGTCGTAGCCACCACGTGCGCGCAGCACGCTGTCCAGCGGCGTCAGCAGCGGACCGGTGTAGCCGCGGGTGATGTCGATCCCGTCGGCCGTGGTCGCGATCTCGCGGCCGGTTTCGGGGCGTGGGGTGGTCATACGAATCCTCCAAAGTCGTTGCCGCCGGGCACCGCGCCGAAGCCGGCATCGCTGTAGACCTCGGCCAGTCCGTCAGCCACGCCGCCACCGAGGTATGCCCGGCGGCCGGTGGACTGGAAGTCGATCGGAGCGGCCGGGGTGGCGGCGGCATGAACGGCCAGCGCCAGTGCCCAGAACCGGTCGGCGTGTCCGTCCGGCGTGCGCTCGGCGGTGAAGCGGATGTTGCCAGCGGCCGTGGTCTGCTTGGTCACGCTGCGCAGATCCGAGCGCACCACCGGGTCATAGGGGATGCGCAGCTTGCGGTCCTGCATGCGCCCGCGCAGCGGGTAGGCCAGTTCCTCCTTGACCTTCGGGGTGAAGGTGACGCCCTCGACGCGGTACTCGCCGAACCGGCGCTGGGCGTCGTCCGTCCAGCCGATGCCCAGGCCGGTGTTGTCGATGCAGGTGCGCCGGCACCGCGCGATCCAGGGCCAGATGATGGCGTCCTGCTGCGGCTTGGGCATGTTGGCCAGCGTCTCGACGTGGCGGGTATAGAGCACGTCGCCCAGGCGCTCGACCACCCACAGCACGGTCAGATCCTTCTTGCGCCCCACGTCCACGCCCAAGTACAGCTCGCGCCCCTCGATCTGGCGCCAGTCGATCTGCTGCTCGTACTCGCAGGCCGCGATCAGGTCGTATTCCAGGAAGGCGACATCGTCGTCGGCCGGGACGCACATGTACTCCTGCAGGAACGACTCTTCGTCCACGCACCCGGCGCGCACGAAGTCGAAGTAGGCGGCCTCATCCATCGCCTGGCGTTCGTCGTCGGCGGGCAGCTTCTGCTGCAGCTTGTAGAGCAGGCCCTCCTCGAGCGCATCCTGCAGGGTCACCCGGTGCAGGCTGATGCCCTTCGGGTTGCCGCCCTCGCGCACCTCGCGGATCAGCTGGTTGAAGAAGTTATGGGTGCCGCGGTGGGTACTGAACGCCTCCAGGCTTCCGCCCCAGGTGATGCCCGGATAGGCGATCGCCCAGAGCTTGCGCGGGTCCTTGTGCAGGGCGAACTCGTCGAGCACACGTCCGCCGCGCTTGCCCGCCTGGGCGTCGGGATTGGACGACATGCTGTGGATGCTCCGGCTGTTGGCGAAGCGCAGGTCAAAGCTGGTCTGCTTGCCGTCCAGCACCTGCTCGCCGAAGTCGCGCGCCCCCAACTCCAGCACGTCGGCCCAGAGCTTGCAGTCGTCGATGAAGAGCCGGGCCTGCATCTCGTCGCGGCTGCTCACCCACTGGTCGTACTTGGCCCCGGCCAGCGCCGTCCGGCGCACGCACGCATAGGCCGTGGTCCAGGACCAGCCGATCTGGCGGGACTTCTCGCCCAGCTTGAGGCGGCTGCGGTCGCTGATCCACCGGGACTGCGATGGCAGGAAGACCGCTTTGGGATCGGCAGGGATGCAGCGGGCGTTGCCCATGTCACACCACGCCCTGCAGGCGCGCGTCGATCGCCGCCAGCGTCTCCTCCGACACGCCGGCACCGGCCGCCAGCTTGCGCACGTCGGCTGCAGCGGCCTCGACCTTGTTGCGCACCTCCACCGCCCACTTGTTGCGGTTCACGCTGGCACGGCTGAGCGTGGCGATATTCTTGGCCGCCTTGCCCAGCAGCGTGATGCGCTTGGCCGGGTCCATCGACTCATCGTCCTCGGCGACCTCCTGCAGGGCGAGGATCGCGTCGAAGATCTCGGTCTGGACAAGGCTGATGATCGCGTTGCTGCGATCGTCCGCATCGTCCGGCGCGGCCTGCGTGATCAGGCGTGCGGCCTGCGTGCTGGCCTTCACAGCGGCCAGGCGCCGCTCCAGCTTCTGTCCGTAGGCGCCCACCGCGCTCTTGCCGATGCTGTAACCCTGCTTGGTCAGCCACTCGGCCAGGCCGACATAGCCGCCGAAGCCGGACGCAATCAGCTTGCTGTCCAGTTCCGCGCGCACGTCCTCCGGCAGTTGGTCGATCTTGCTGGCAGGAGGCATGGGCTCACCAGTACTTTTCGGGCCGGCCGATGCCCGGCTGGCATTCGACGGTGTACTCGACGATGTCGGTCCCGTAGCGCGTCAGGTCGGCCCACCAGCGGTTGCTCGGCTCCTTGCGCAGGCTCACCAGGCGTCGGTCCTCCAGATAGTCCAGCACCCGCCGCAGCTCCAGCGCGGTCGCGTCCGGGTACATGCCCTGCGCAGTGGCCAGCAGCACCTCTTCGTAGGCTCCATAGGGCGTGGCGTGGCTGAGCGCCAGCAACACAATCCATCGCAGCTGCTCCCGCCGGAGCTTGTCCATATCAATTTTCACGTCGCGCCCCCTGAATCTGTACGTTCTTCAGCTCGCTCGAGATCGCATCCAGCTTCGCCTCGATCACGGTCTGGCCCCGGATGTAGTCCTCTCGTCGGACGTAGCGCTCGGCCAGCTCGGCCCGTAGTTCCAGGATGCTGCGATCGGTCTCGCGCCATCCTTTGCTCTCTTCGGACAGGGTCCCGAAGCGCTCGTCCATTTGCCGCTGGAACTGCAGCAGGAGCAGCTTTCCCAGGCCGGTGAACGCGCCCGCCAAGCCCAGGGCGAGGCTGATCACGTGCCACAGCTCCAGCGTCACTTTCATCTTGTTAACTCCGCATCTCGCGTATTGAGATCGCCCGCCGGCAACGGCTGGCCAGACAGCGCTCGCGTGGTGGCGCGGTCCTCGTTCGCACGGCCCAACAGCTTCTGCCACATGCCGAGCCACAGCAGGCCGTCGAGGGCACAGACCGCCGGCACGCCGCCGAGGGTGCAGAGGGCCGCGGGCGGCGCAGGCTCAGGCAGCGGATCGGTCAACGCGGCCGGCACGCTGACGTAGCGCTCGACCGGGACTTCGACCAGCTCAGTCCTTACCAGCGGCTTGCGCGCCCCACAGCCCGTCAGCGACAGCAGCGCAGACAGGCAGGCGGCGTAGTGCATCGCAGTTCGCATCCTGGTCGATCCTCTTGAGTATGTTGTTGTGGCGGCGCTGGGCGTCACGCTCCAGCGCGGCGATGCGATCGCCGCGGCGCGCCAGTTCCTCTTGGGCCTTGCGGGCCTGCGCCTGCCGCGCGGCCCTGGCTTCGGCCAGCGAAGTCTTAAGGCCGGTCACCGTGGCGTTGGCGCCTTCGGCCTCACGCGCATTCGCGTCACGCTGAGCGACAAGCGCTGCGACTTCGTCGTTGCGTGAGATGTGGCCCCAGATGAAGCCGGCGCCGACCAGGCCGGCGATCACCAGCAGCACACCGAGCACCTGGCCGGCAGGGTTCATGGGGTGACCGCCTTACGCGCCCGGCGCAGGCGCCACCAGGCGTACAGGCTGGCGCACACGCTGACCAGCACCATCAGCGCGGCGACGGCACGCAGCCACGGCGGCAAAGCCGTGGTGGACTGCGCCACCGCGTTGGCTTGCTGGATCGCGGGCAGCACCTGCTGGGTGGCCGTGGTGAACTGCTGGGCCATTTCGACCAGCGCGGCCCCACCGCCAGCCGTCGCAGCCGTGACGGTGGCCACCGTGGCCACCTTGGGCGTGGCCACCAGCGGGGTGCCATCGGTGCGTACGACGCCGGCCAGACGCAGGCCTTCCTCCAGCTGGTCGCTGGTGTAGGGCTGCTGCCCGTTCTCGTGGCGGATGATCGCCTCGACGATCGGGCGCAGGCGCCGGTACTCGTGGAGATTGATCCAGGTGTCGGCACCGACGCCGGCGGCGCTGGCCACCTGGGCGACATAGGACTCGGTGTCGTTCTCGTTCGGGGGCGCCCACCGGGTGATGATCTTGCGCACGGTGTCGCAGCCGTGGCGGTCGAAGTAGTTGATCAGCAGCACGCACAGGGCACGGATGCCCCAGGCCGGCGACGTAAACACCTCGAAGCGCTTCTCTTCGCGCTGCTCGGCCGTCATCTGCTCACGCGGCATGCGCCCCTGCCACTTGTTGGTGGCGCTGCGCTCGATGTTGCCCGGGTTGTTGTTGCGAATTCCGCGCGGCGTGGCCATGTCCGTTCCGGCTCCTGAAAAGGTGGCCGGCGGACAACGTGAGGACGGACGCTGCCCGCCGGCCGACGCCTCCCCCACGGCGGCGTCTGATCGGCAGGGCAATGGTCAGGGCGTAGCGCCTGACAGTCTCCGAAAATTAGTTTCTCGGGTGTCTCGCGCGCGCGACTAGCGAGAGCGCATCAGCCAGGCGGAAGCGGGATACCTTGGGTCTGGCATACGGAGCGCGTGGCTTCCGGAGAGTCTAGCCCGATCACGGCCGCAGCTTGCTTACCTTCGATCTTGAACAGCATTCCGCCGATCGGCGTGTATCCGGCATAGGCGCCATAGCTGTTCTTTGAGTTGACCAAGCCACAGAAGTGGTCCCCCTTGACGCGGACATTCTGGAACTTTGCGCTGGACGCGTCTTTCAGCTTGGTTTCGAGATCGGCCTTGATCGCTGCGACCTCCTTTGGCGTCGCCTCACGCAGCTGCTCTTGGGCATGTGCTGCGAAGCCGACCAGCACCAGCGCAAACAAAGTTCTTCCCTTCATCACTTGCTCTCCTTGGTTGGTGGCGTCTCCGCCTGCTGTGCTCTCACCACTACATAGCGCTCTATCGCTGCTTCGATGATCTCCGGCTTACTCCAGGCATGGCCTAGAAGCACGTCCCTGATCAGCTCTCCCTTCTGCAGATCCTGGGTCAGCTCCAGCGATCGAGCGGTCATTGCCTTGAGGGCGTCCAAAGCGTGCGTGAACTTTTCCGGCCCGGGCCTGCTCGGCGTGCCGGTCAGGATGTAGTCCACGTCAACGCCCTGGCTGGCAAGGGCAGCCAGAACCTTCGCGCCCGGCTGTGCCCCTGCCTCGTACTTGGCCCACATCTCACGCCGCACGCCTACGAGATCCGCGGCTGCCTGTTGTGACCAGCCACGCGTCTCTCGCAGCGATCGAAGGCGCTTGCCTCGCTCCAAACCCGCTTGATTACTTTGATGCACAGACACCCCTTGACTTGTGCATTCCAATGCACAATTCTTTGTCACAAGGAAGCCGGCTTTGGCGCCGTCTACCGAAACAAGCCCGAGAGGATACACACCCGATGAGCACCCTAAACCCCGGCCTCGATCTGCACCGGCAGGTTCGCGCCGCCTTTGTGGCCCAGGGCACCAGCCTGCGCGCCTGGAGCCATGCGAACGGCATCCGTCCCAGCAACGTGCGTGACGCCCTGATCGGCCGCTGGAACGGCCCCAAGGGCATCGCGCTGCGCCAGCGCGTGGTCAAGGCGGCGGGCGTGAAGGCAAGCGCCCACGCATGAGCGAGCAGAGCATCTACACCCGCCTGCTGTTCGGACTCGCAGGCCACAGCCGCCAAGGCTTGCGGCTCAAGCCGCTGGCCGAAGGGATCGGCGAATCCCCCAGCACGACGCTGCGCAACCTGCAGCGCATGGCCGAGGACGGCCTGGTCGAGCGATCCCCCTACGACGAGGACAACTGGCGGCTGTCGCCGCGGGTGGTTCAGATCGCGCTCGCCCACCAGGAGGAGGTGACCAAGGAAGAGCGCGACCTGCACGAATTCAAACAGCGGTACAGCCGCAAACCCACCTGATCGAGAGGACGACATGGCAACACGCAACGACAAGATCCCAAGCAGCAAGGGGCGCAAGGCCCTGGCCCCGGTCACGCCCGTCGGCGTCGAGTTGGACCAGGACAAGTTGGCCGAGCGCGGCCAAGACCTGGTGGTGATGGGCGAGCACCACCAGCAGGTGGTGGAGCAGTTCGGGGATGGGCTGCCGTGGAACCCGGACCACTACGAGGCCGCCATCCGCGGCGAGTTGCGGCGGGGATGCGAGGCGTTCCTCAAGGCCGGGCGCTACCTGATCGTGGCGCGGGAGTGCGCCGCGCACGGCGAATGGGCGGGGATGTTGAATCGCTTGGGCATGGAATCCAGGCAGGCACAGCGCATGATGGAGGCCGCCCGCAGGGTTCTGACCCTGCCAAATGCGTCGACGTCGACGCATTTGGTGAGCGCCGCCAAGACGGAAAGCAAGCTGATCGAGCTGCTGTCCCTGCCGGAGGACCAGTTCAGCGAGCTGGCGATCCAGGGCGAAACCCAGGGACTGACCATCGACGACGTGGAGGGCATGACGGTGCGCGAACTGCGCGCGGCTGTCCGCGACGCGCGTGCCGACCTGGAGGCCAAGGACCAGCGCATCAGCAAGCTGTCCGAGGACGTCAACAAGGCCGAGGAGAAGGCCGCCAAGGCCGCCAAGAAATGGCGCGCCGCCAGCCCCGACGAGAAGCAGGTGCAGCTGGAGCAGCGCGTCACGGAGGCCGAGCTCAACGTGGTGGCCATGCTGGGCAGCCAGTCGCACGGCCTGACCGCGGCGGTGATCGAGCTGGCCGAGCATTGCAACGAGAACGAGCTGGACTGCGCCGCGTTCCTGGGCGACATGCTGGGCCGGCTGCTCACCGCGGTGCGGACCGTGCGCGACGGCTACGAGTACGGCTTCGCCATCCCCGTGGTCAACGACCGGGGAGCATGACGTATGTCGGCCGAGGGGATTCTGCAGGAGGCCGCTGCCGCGCTGCTGACGGCGCGGCATGGCGATAAGCGTCGCATCGTGGAGTCGCTGGCCCAACAGCTGGGCGTCAGCGTCCCCACCGCGTTCCGCCGGCTGTCGGGCATCACCGCGAGCATCAAGCCCCGCAAGCGCCGCAGCGACGCCGGCGCACTGGCGCTGACGCGCGAGGAAGCCACGGTCATCGCCGCCCTGGTCGAGGAAACACGCCGCCTCACGCGCACGGGCGCACTCAAGGTCGAGGAGGCGGTGGAGATCCTGCGCAGCAACGGGCGCATCCAGGCCGCCAGGATCGACATGTCCACCGGCGAGGTGCTGCCACTGAGCGTGTCGTCTGTGTGCCGCGCCCTGCGCCACTACGGGCTGCACAAAGACCAGCTGGCCGCGCCGTCGCCAGCGGCTCGCCTGTCGAGCCCGCACCCGAACCACCTCTGGCAGGTCGACGCCTCGGTAAGCCGCCAGTTCTACCTGGCCACCGAGGGCACGCGCGTGATGCCAAAGGCCGAGTACTACCGCGGCAAGCCAGGCAACTTCGAGCGCATCGCCGACCGGCGCCTGTGGCGCTACGTCACCACCGATCACGCTAGCGGCTGTCTGGAGGTGTTCTACGTGCTGGGCGCGGAGAGCAGCGCGAACCTGCTGTCGGCGCTGATCGACGCGATGACGCACAGCGCCGACAGCACCATGCATGGCATCCCGCGCTACCTGATGATGGACCCCGGCAGCGCGGTCACCGCCGGCACCACGCGCAACTTCCTGGCCGCATGCGGCATCGAGCTGATCGTCAACGAGGTCGGCAACGCGCGCGCCAAGGGCCAGGTGGAAAATGCCCACTACCTGGTGGAAACGCACTTTGAGGCCGCGCTCAAGCTGCGCGAGCCGGTGAGCAGCCTGGAGGAGATCAACACGCTGGCGCGCATGTGGTCGCGCGCCTTCAACGCCACCCGCGTCCATACCCGCACGGGGCTCACCCGCCGCGATGGCTGGCTGCGGATCTCCAGCGAGCAGCTGGTGCTGGCGCCGCCAGTGCCGGTGCTGCGGCAGATGGCCACCACGGCGCCGAAGGACTGCACGGTGCGCGACTGCATGGTGCGCTTCCGCGGCCAGGTGTTCGACGTGCGCGGCGTGCCCGGCCTGATCAACGGCCAACGCGTGCAGGTGGTGGCCAACGCGCTGGACGCGCAGGGCAGCGTGCGCGTGCTGATGCCGGGCACAGACGGCAACGCGGCCGTGCACTACATCGCCCCGCGCATCGGCACCAAAGACTGGGGCTTCCTGGACACCGCTGCCGAGGTGGGCCGCGAGTACAAAGCGCTGCCGGAGACCCCAGCCGATGCCGCACGCAAGGAGCTGGACCGCCTGACGATGCAGGTGCAGACCGACGCCGAAGCCGCGCTCGCGCGCAAGGCCAAGCGCCTGGCGTTCGGTGGGACCGTGGACCCGCTCAAGCACATGCGCGAGGCGCAGGTCGCACCGGCACTCCCTCGTGCCGGCACGCCCTCGCAGGTGGAGGCTCCGGTGATCGCCGAGCGCCGCATCGAGCCCGAGCCGATCCGCGCCGAGCTCGCACCGCTGAACCACGTGGAAGCGGCGATGCGGCTCAAGCCGCTGGTCGAGCGCGCTGGGCATGCGTGGACCCCCGACATGTACGCGCGCACCGCCAAGCACTGGCCGCAAGGCGTGCCGGTGGATCAGGTCGAAGCCTGGGCCGCCACGTTGACCACGTCCGAGCGCGGCGGCCTGCGTCTGGTCGAAGGAGGTGCGGCTTGAACGCGCCTGAAGCTACCGCTGTGAACGTGCTTGCCGTGATTGATCGCGAGATCTCACGGGCAGGAGGCGACGCCTACTCTGACGGGCGCGATCTCATTGAAGTCCGCACCGCTATGGCCAAGGTGATCGATGCGCTGCGAACCCTTGTCGCTGAGTCAGTCCACCCCTACGACGGTGGTGAGTATGAGGACGGCGAGTGGCAAGCGCTCGATGCGGCCCGTGCTGCGCTTGAGCTCATAGGCGGTGCGTCATGACCGCGCGCCTGCAGCAGATCGTCGCGCGCGCCGGTCCGCTCAAGCTGCGCGGTGCCCTGCGCGGCGCTGGCATCCAGCTCAGCGAGCTGGCCAGCCACTTGGGCATTTCCCGCACCGCCGTGAGCCTGCTGGCCAACCACAACATCTGGCCCGCCACGCAGGACATCGGCCCGGGCCTGGCCGCCTTCATCGACCTGCACGACCTCCCCCGCGATTCCCTGGAAGAGGAGCCGCCGCGCGCCAACGCGGCGGCCCCGACGCCCCCACCGCAAACCCCCGCTGACAACGCGAGCAACGACGAGGACCCGAACATGCTACTCCGCAAGCAATCCCTGACGCCGCAGGCGCGGCGCCACTTCGGCCTGACGGCCGACCCCTTCGCCGATCCGGCGAGCTCCGAGGACGTGTTCCTCTCCCCGGACACCCGCTACGTGCGGGAGACCATGTACCAGGTGGCGCGCCACGGCGGCTTCATCGCCGTGATCGGCGAAAGCGGCGCCGGCAAGAGCACGCTGCGCGAGGAACTGATCGACCGCATCCGCCGCGAGGAACAGGCCGTGGTGGTGGTCGAGCCCTACGTGCTGGCGATGGAAGGCACCGACGCGGTCGGCAAGACCCTGCGCAGCCAGCACATTTCCGAATCGATCATGGCCTCGGTCGCGCCGCTGGCCAAGACCAAGTCCAGCCCGGAGGCGCGCTTCCGCCAGCTGCACGAGGCGCTGCGCGACAGCTCGCGCGCCGGCCACAGCCACGTGCTGATCATCGAGGAGGCCCACAGCCTGCCGCTGGCCACGCTCAAGCACCTCAAGCGGTTCCGCGAGCTCAAGGACGGCCTGCGGCCGCTGCTGTCCGTGATCCTGATCGGCCAGCCCGAGCTGTCGGTGAAGCTGTCCGAGCACAATCCCGAGGTGCGCGAGGTCGTGCAGCGCATCGAGATCGTCACGCTCGCGCCGCTGGGCCCGCACCTGGACGAGTACCTGGCCCACCGCTTCAAGCGCGCCGGGCTGACGCTGGACAAGGTGCTCGAACGCGACGCCATCCCGGCCCTGAGGGAGAAGCTGACGCCCACGCGCAGCGAGGGCTCGCTCCTGTACCCGCTGGCGCTGCACAACGCCCTGGCCGCAGCGATGAACCGCGCGGCGGACCTGGGCGTGCCGCTGGTCACCGCCGACGTTGTGAGGGGTGGCTGACATGCGCGCCCAAACCGCACCGCAGCCCGGCGCCACCGCGGTGCAGATCTCCTATGCGCTGCGTTTGCTGCGCGAGGCCGAGCTGCCGACCCGCGAAGTGACCGTCATGCACCGCCTGATCTTCCAGCGCGCCGGCATCCCGTGGAAGGACGGCCAGAACATGGGCGAACTGCTTGCCTCGCTCACTGGCGCCGGCATGAGCCGGCTGATCGACCAGCTGCGCGATGACGAGCAGGAGGAGAACTGACATGGACGAACAGGTCCGATCGGCTCTTGAAGCCTCGAAGAAGGTCGCGGGCGAGACTGCCGGCGCCGTCTCGCGGGAGCTCAACACGAAACTGGCTGGCCGTCTCGATCTGCAGCTGCTCACCATGATCGGCGTCATCCAGGGGCTCGCGCTGCTGGCCCGCGTGACCAGCATGCCGTACCCACTCCGCAACTTCGCGGCTCGCATGCTGCGCATCACGGCCGACCAGCTCGATCCGCCTACCGGCTCGGAGGCCCGGCACTGATGCAGCTGACCCTGCTGCCGCAGGAGCTCACGCCAGAGGCGGTGCTCACGCAGCTGCAGGGTCGGCGCGGCGCCGTCAACGGCATCACGGCGCGCGACCTGGTCTACCTGATCAGCCAGCGCGTCAGCGCCGCAGACGAGCGCCGCCTACGCCAGATCATCGAGAAGCTGCGCCGCGATGGGCATCCGATCTGCGCCCACCCCGCGCTCGGCTACCACTTCGCGGCCGACGCCACCGAGCTGGATCGGGCCTGCAGCTTCCTGCTCGGCCGCGCCATGACCTCCCTGCAGCAGATCAGCGCGATGAAGCGCGTGGCGCTGCCGGACCTGTACGGACAACTCGGGCTGCCACAGCCCAACGACAACGAGGATTCCCATGAATAACGATCGCAAGTCAGACGTCCTGTTCTCCGCAGCGAATACCGCGCGTGAACTGGAGAACGGCGGCATCCAGGTGCTGGCCCACTACAGCAACGGCCGGCGCGCCGTGCTGATCATCGACCGCCCGCCGCCGCTGCTGCAGGGCCACGTGCGCCGCCGGCAGCCGAACGGCCGCGGCGGCGTCGAGCGCGTGCTCGCTGCCGAGTACCAGGGCCTGCAGCTGGAGTGGAGCGTTCACGAGGGCGGCGCGCGGCTTGCGGAGTCGCAGGCCCCCGGCCCCATAGCGATGACGGTGAGCATCACCAGGGCCGAGCGGTTCGACCTGGAGGGCGCGCCCCGTGGCTGACTCCTCTAGGACCATCAACGTCGCCGAGCTCAACCGCAGCGCGCAGGCTTCCATCGCGCAGGTCCTGGCCGGTGGCACCGTCCTCACCGCATTCGAGCTGATCGAGCGCGTCATGGCGCTGGGATACCACTACCGGCCCTACGTCGCGGGCATCGTCGCCAAGGCCCACATCAGCGGAATGATCGAGCGCGTCAGCATCGCCAAGCCCTACACCTACCGGCTGTCCTCGGGATGGCAAGGCGACCTGGACGCCTCTGTGGTCTCCAAGCGCACGGCCGCGCCGGCCGAGGCGCCCGTCCCCAAGCCGCACGCACCGGCCGACATGCGCGAACCGCTGGCGTACCGCGGCCCCGCATTCACCAGCGGCCCGCTAGCGCCCTCGGTGGGCGTGGTCTGCGCCGAGCGTGCCGAGTCGGCGGATGACGAGCTGTCCCCCTATGTGGGCGGTCGGATCGTCGATTCGCTGCACCGTCACTTCGACAAGTTCTTCGGAGTGGATTAGCGCGATGGGCGTCCACCGTACCCCCGCACAGCGCAACCCCCGGCCGCGGGGCCGGCCCAAGCACGACCGCATCCGCGCGATGCGCTTCGCGCTATGGGCCCAGCACGTGCCCGTGCAGCTGCTGACCGTCAAGCAGATCTGCGGCCTGCTGGATCTCAACAAATCGGCCGCCGCGAAGTGGCGCCGGGACCTGCTGCAGGCGCTGAGCCCGGTGGAAATCGACGGTGTGCCGACCTTCATTACGCCCGATCCGCGCATCAGGCCCGAACCGCGAGAGCTTCCCCCTGCCAACACCGGCGGCAACCGGCCAGGCCTCAACCAAGGAAAAGACTGATGAACGCTCAACCCATTCCCGATGGCTACCGCGAGAACCGCGCCGGCCACATGGTGCCCGAGTCGCAGATCAAGGCGATCGACCTGGCGCGCGACACGCTGGTGCAGGAGAAGATCCGGTGTGCCCTGGCGCTTCGCGATGCGCTGCGCGCGTTCAAGCGCGGCGTGTTCGACGATATCGCCGCCTTCGTCCAGCTGTCCGCCGAGCAGTACGGGGCGCGCATCGGCGGCGACAAGGGCAACGTGACCCTGCTGTCCTTTGATGGGCGCTACAAGGTGGTGCGCGCGATCCAGGACAGCATCACGTTCGACGAGCGCCTGCAGGCGGCCAAAGCCCTCATCGACGAGTGCCTCAACGACTGGACCGAAGGCGCGCGGGCCGAGCTGCGCACGCTGGTCAACAACGCGTTCCGGGTGGACCAGGACGGCAACATCAAGACCGGCGAGGTGCTGTCGCTGCGGCGCCTGCAGTTCGAGGACACGCGCTGGCAGCAGGCGATGGCGGCGATCAGCGATGCGGTGACCGTGGTCGGCAGCAAGACCTACGTCCGCTTCTACGAGCGCGACGAGCGCGGCCAGTACCAGCCGATCAGCCTCGACGTGGCGGGGGTCTGACATGGCCATCAAGCGCTACGTGATCACCGAAGACCTGCGAGGCCTGGAGGTGACGCTGGAGGTCGACCACGACGTGTTGACGCCCGAACGGGCTAAGGAAATCAACAACTTCTGGATCGAGCCCGATGCGCGCCTGGCTGCGGCCGCGGATGACGTTGTCCGTGCCGTGATCCTGATGGCGGCGCGCTTCCTCATGCACCGCATCCTCGCGGACGCATGGGGCAGCGTGCGCGGCCTGCAGGACGAGTTCGATGAAGCCGAGGGCTGGGGCGGGCGCGCGTACAACGGCATCACGCTGATCGACTTCGACGGTGCGCCGGAGATCGAACTGCATGACCTGGAGCTGGTCGAAGTGGAGGTGGGGTCGTGAGCGCCAAAGTTCCGCGCGCGCGCGCAAAGCGCGCGCCCTCCGACTCCAGGGTGCTGCCGAAGGGATACGTACCGCTTCCGCGCGAGCGCGAAGTGCGCGTTCGCTCCACCGGCGCGGAACACATAGCCCGGGCAGCGGGACGCGTTGCCAGTTGCACGTGGTCCGCTGCCGAGTCCGTGCGCCGTCTCGCCACAACGCTGGGCTATGGGCCCAGCGCCGACGTGGTGCGGCTAGAGGACCTGGGCGGTGGCCATAGCCGCTGGAAGATCGTCTACGTGGTGGTGGACCGTGCGTGACATCCTCCTGATCGTCTACGTCGTCAGCGTGGCGCTGGCATTGGGCCACGGCGCTTGCGTGTTGTACGCGGAGATCCAGAGCGACAGGACCGAGCGCCACGGGACTGTCTACCTTCCAAAAGCGACGGTGGGCCGCGCCGTGTTGATGCTGGTGATCGCCCCGATCGCGCCGGTCCTCAATACCTTCATTGGCCTCATGCACCTGCTGAACGTGCTCGGGTGGGGCTGGGGCTCCATCGAGCGTCTGCTGAAGATCCCACTGGTGAAGCCCGCCAAGAAGGAGGAGCGCGCTGATGGACGCTGACAAATGCCCGCATTGCGGTGTTGATCTGCCGGCCGCTAAGCAGGATGGGCATGCGTTGATCGAGGTCGTCGTTGCCTTGAAACGAGCATGCGACGAAGGCCTGATTGTCAACCCGCCTGGGCTGCACTCCGATGCGGTTGGCGTGCTATTGGACGCCGCAAACGACGCGCTGGCCGCCAAGTCCGCCGCCCCTGTGCCTTTCGATGATGGGATGCTGCCGGCCGCCTTGGTGCCTCACGCAAAGGAGTGGTATCGCCTGTGCGAGCGCCGCTTCTATGCGGACCGGATACCTATCAGCGGCGAGCTGACCGAGGCCATCGTTGAGGCGTTTTCTTCTGCCCCCGCGGTGGGTGTGGTTGTCGAAGCGGTGGCGTGGCTCTCGAAAGAGCAGGCGCAACTCGCCCTGTTCGAGGCGATCCGCGCTATCAAGCTGGGCAACCCGACAGACGACAAGCTGATCCTGAAGAACTTGCGCGATGCAGGGCTTTGGATCGGCCGTAGGGAGCACGACTGACCATGTTCTTCCGCGCCCTGACCTTCTATCGTTATCCGCACGACCTGGTGCTTGACCAGTTGGATGATGGCGTGCGCGCCAACTGGCTCAAGCCGGTGGGAGCGATGGAGTTCAGCTCGCGCGGGTTTACGTCGCCCCTCGGCCGGGACCAGGAGGCGCCGACGCATCAGTGCGGCGATGCGATCTGGCTGACCCTGTCCGGCGAGGACAAGCTGCTACCACCGGCGGTGATCGACAAGGTGCTCAACGAGCGCCTGGAAGCGATCTATCGCCGCGAGGGGCGACGTCCGGGGGGCCGAGCACGAAAGCGCCTGCGCGACGATGTCGTGGCCGAGCTTCTGCCCGGCGCGTTCGTCAAGCCCTCCCGGCTTGATGCACTCCTGGACCGGCGGCAGGCCTATATCGCGATGGACACCAGCAGCCGGCGCGCGGCGGACGGCATGGTGAGCGAGATCCGCAACGCGCTGGGCAGCTTTCCAGCGTTGCCGCTGAACTGCGAGATCGCACCGCGCTCCGTGTTGACCGGCTGGCTCGCCGGCGACCCGATGCCCGAAGGCCTGGCGCTGGGCGAGGACTGCACGCTGGAAGATCCGATCGAGGGTGGCGGCACCGTGAAGTGCTACCGCCTCGAGCTGCGCGGGGAAGAGGTCGCCGAGCACCTCGAAGCCGGCCGCCAATGCACCAGGCTGGCGCTGGTGCTGGACGACCACGTCGCGTTCGACCTGGACGAAACGATGGTGGTGCGCAAGCTGCGGTTTCTCGATGGCGCACTGGAGTCGTTGGAGAGCGCCGATGCGGGCAATGCACTGGCCGAGCTGGATGCGCGCTTCGCGCTGATGGCCGGTGAGTTGACCAGGCTGTTCTCGGTGCTGCAGCAGGCGTTCAAGCTCTCGGAGGCTGCATGAGCAACCGGCATGCCATCGTCGCGCAGGGTTACGATCCGGACCCGCCCCGCTGCTTCACCTGCGTCTACTTCCAGCGCAGGTTCAACCGCCGGCCGTCCATGCCGCATAAGACAGTGGAGCGCTGCACCTTCGGCGACTTCACTGTGACCCACCGGGGCGTCTGCGACGAGTGGCACGGTCGGGATGGAAGCCGGATCGCAGCGCCGGAGGCCCCATGAAGATCCACGTAATCACTGCCGACGCGGCCCACGAGTGCAACACGCCGATCAGGGCATATGCTTCGCGTGAACGTGCCGAGGCCTTCATGGAACGCGTGCGACAGCACGTCGCGCGCAAGCCAGTGTGCCCACCTGACACTGGGGACGAGGTCGCGGATACCGCTGCAGCCGAGGCCTGGTGGGAGCTCAACGAAGCCTGGATGAGGCGTCACCCTGCCGGGCGGGATTGGGGCTATTACGGGAGCGATTTCACCATCCACACACTGGCGGTGATCCGGTGAGTCGCGACCTGATCTCGGCACGTGCGCGCCGGCGCTGGACTGCGGACGAGGACGAGACCCTGCGCATCAACTTCCCGATGTGGCCCGCGTTCCTGATCGCGCATCTGGTCGGGCACAGCGTGAGTTCGGTGTACCAGCGCGCCACGCGCCTGGGCATCGAGAAGCATCCCGACCACATGCGCAATCCGATGGCACACCTGTGGAACAACGTTCACCACCCGGCGGCGATCGCGTCGCGGTTTAAGCCCGGCCGGGTACCGGCGAACAAGGGCGTGCGCCGGCCCGGCTTCGCGCCCGGGCGCATGGCGGAGACACAGTTCCGGAAGGGACGCCCGGCGTGCGAGGCCCACAACTACGTGCCGATCGGAACCGAGAAGATCGACCCGAAGCGCAAAGCTCTGGTACGCAAGGTCACGGACGATCCATCGATCTTCCCGATTCACCGCTGGCAGCCCGTCGCGAAGATCGTGTGGGAATCAGCGCATGGACCCGTGCCCAAGGGGCACGTGGTCCGCTTCCGCGATGGCATGAAGTCGCTGGTGGCCTCCGAGATCACGCTCGACTGCCTGGAGTTGGTGAGCCAGCGCGAGAACATGCTCCGCAACAGCTTCCACAACTACCCCGAGGAGGTGGCGCACGCCGTACAACTGCGCAGTGTGCTGAGCCGAGTCATCAACCGACGTAAACGCGAGGACAGCCCCCATGAGTGACTACACGATCAACGATCTCCGCGGCGATCTGGCAGCGACGATCAAGGCCCTGCGAGAGGGCGACCCCAAGATGGACGTAGCCAAGGCCAAGGCCATCGGCGACCTGGCGCAGACCATGATCAACAGCGCCAAGGTTGAGGTGGACATGCTGCGCACGGTCGGCCGCGGCCGGATGAAGCCGACCGGCTTCGTCGCCCTGGACCACGAGGGCGACACCCTGGACCGCCAGGAAACCGGCGCCCCGGCGTTGCCGTCGTCCGCGGCGGGCGAGGGCCGCCGCAAGCCGCACATCCGCGATCCGATGGGCTCCGCGCCCAACGGGGGGCGCTGGTGATGGCTCGGCCGACCCGCCGCACCGAAGACCCCGAGAACCTGCGCAGGCGGACTCTGGCGGCCATCCATGCCCAGGCGAAGGCCTTGGGCCTGGATGAGGACGTGTACCGCGACCTGGTCGCCCGCGTGAGCCGCGAGCACGGCCCCGAGCAACGCAGCGCGGGCAAGTGCAGCCAGCGCCAGCTCAATGCGATCGCCAACGAGCTGCGCAAGCAGACGGGCAAACCCGCCAAGGCGGCCGAGGCGGCTCGACAGCGCGTCGGCAAGCCCCGGGGTGACCTGAGCCCGCAGCTCGGCAAGATCGAGGCCCTGCTGGCCGACGCGGGCCGCGAGTGGGAGTACGCCCATGCCCTGGCACGGCGCCTGTGCAAGGGCGTAGTGCGCCTGGAGTGGTGCTCGACCGACCAGCTGGCCAAGGTCATCGCCGCCCTGCAGATCGACGCCGATCGCCGGGCCCGCCGGAGCGCGCAGGCCCCCCAATGAAGCCGATGGAAGCCCGCCGCAACGAACTGCTGGCCAGCGTGGCGACGACCGCCGCCGAACAGGCACGGTCGTTCGGCATGGCGGCCGACCAGGCCGAACAGCTGGGCGCGTCCGTCGCTGACGCCCTGGCCGAGGACTGGGGCGGCCAGAATATCTACGTGCCCAACCGGGCCGGTTTCCGCCTCTCGCCCAGGGACCGGGCTATCCTTGACGCCCACCGCAACGGCACTTCGGTCGCCAGCCTGGCCAAGGAGTACTCAATGTCCGAGCAAGGCATCCGCCAGCTCCTCCGCCGCGCCGCCCAGCGCGACTCGACCCTCGATCAGATGGCGTTGTTCGACCACGGCGGCTGACTTCCCGGCCATTGCGCCAGCTGCAACGCGATTGCACAGGTCATCCGGAATTCACCGCTCTCTTCCGAGCTCTTCCGGCCATTTATCGCGCTGCTCCCTCTGATTTATCTCACCCCTGCACACCCGGGAAAGCCCCGACCCCTCCCCAGCCCTCCCCTGCGCTACGCGCAAGGGAGGGGGCCGCAAGTCGACGACTTCCCGCGCCTCGCCGTGATCCGCCCCCTCCCTTTCGCCGAAGGCGAAGGGGAGGGTTGGGGTGGGGTGCTTTTGCTGTTGCTTCTGTGGCTTGCCCGGGAAAGCCCCAACCCCTCCCCAGCCCTCCCCTGCGCTGCGCGCAAGGGAGGGCGCCTATGGTTGCCTCGGCCCGCAGCAGTGCGTAGCGTCGCCGCCCTCTCCTTGCCTGCCAGGTGTCGTCCATGATCAAGCCGCTGGTGTTCGCTCTTGCCCTGGCGCTGTGCGCGCCGCTGCCCGGCGTGGCGGCCGAGGCCGCCTCGCCGGCCGCGCCGGCCTGGGTCGCGCGCAGCAACACCTACGCCGAGGCGCTGCTGGAGGCGCAGGCGGCCTTCA